AGATGTCGGAAGACAAGAACAGACAAATCACATTTATGCACAACCACGGGCATATCATCACAGTGGGCTCAGACAAGGCCTTCGATGGACTAAACCCCTCGGTTGTTCAGATCGACGAACTCCACGCGTTCCGTTCGAGCGGTAACCAAATGGAGTTTATCAACACTATGAAAACGGGCTCGGGTGCTCGTGTCCAACCATTATTCTTGGTCACGACTACTGCGGGCTCAACGGCCAGTGAGGTATGGAAAGCCGAGTGGAAGTACGCAACCGGTGTTGCAAAGGATGAGTTCAAAGATGAGTCCTACTTCTGTCTCAGTTACGAGGTTGATGAGGACGATGACCCTCTCGACCAAGACAACTGGATCAAGGCTAACCCGTGTCTGGGTGTTACCCTGACGGATGAATACCTTGAAGACCAAGCCAAGCCTGCCCGACAGGATGCTGTTGCCCTGAACCGGTTCACTCGGTACCACGGCAACTACCTAGTTAGCAACTTGGATGCTGCCTTCAATATCGACCTCTGGGACGCCTGTGAGGGCTCTCTAAGCGATTGGAGGGACGCGGACGGGCTAGGAGCCGGAATTGACCTCGGGTCGCGAGACGACCTCGCAGCGGTGGCTATCGTGGCACGCTTCGAGACGGACGACTTCACTGAGGATGAGGACGGCAACAGGACTCCTATTTACAGATACGAGGGCCGAGTGTGGTCCTACATAGCGAACGATTCACTGAGGGATCTCGGTGCCAAACCTTTTTGCGACTTTATCGACGAAGGGTTGCTGGTAAGGTCGAAGTTCCCGCTAAGTGAACTGGAGAGAGACACGGCTAAGTATTGCCGAGAGTATGGTTGTTACCAGACAGCGATTGACCCTTATCAGGCTCAGAAGACTGGTGAGAACCTAGAACAGGAGGGACTTGAGGTTATCTCGATGACACAATCAACGAGGTACTTCAATGAGCCCATTGGCGAGCTACGAGCTTGCATTGCTGACGGTAGGTTCAGGCACGACGGCAACCCTTTGCTCAGATGGGCGATGGGTAACGCCGTGTTAGTAACCGACCGTCAAGATCGAGTCATGTACGCCAAAAATGAGTCGGAAGAGAAGATCGACCCATGCGTGGCGTTAACAATGGCCTTCGCTCGTGCAATGGCAGCACCATCGAGGTCTGATGGTTATTTTACATACTAGGAACCCCTTAACATGTTTACAAGTAAGATCGGGACGTTGTTCAACCAAGCAACGTCCAACGCGAGAAACCCAGCAGCTTGGTTGTTGCAGTCGTTAGGGCTGACCAACCAGAGTGCCTCGGGGATTACCGTTAACATTAACACAGTGCTAAGCATCCCAGAAGTGTGGATGGCCGTGAGTAAGATTTCAGGCCACTTAGCACAGATGCCCGTTGAGTGCCGCAAGTTTGAAGAGGATGAGCTTGGGCATGAATATTCGACGAAGGTTAGTTCGGATGCAGGTGCTCGAGCACTTGCCAGTCCTAGCGAGTTCTTCACGAAGGCCACCTTGATAGAGAAGTGGGTGGTTGACGCCCTGCTCTATGGCAACGGGCGACTGTACATCGAGAGAGGAGCTAACGGGCAACCCAAGGCTCTGTATCCGATCCAAGCTGAGAACGCTACCACCGTGGTAGCTAACGGTCAGCGATGGCACACGATCATGATCGACAGTGGATCTGAGGTTGGCAGTTTGAGATCAAACAGCAACAGCAAATCTACTATGTACAAGATTCCAGACCGTGATGTGCTATACTTAATGGGACTTAGCAGGAATGGTTGGTGGGGTGAGAATCCTATCGACATCCTGAGAGACTCATTCGGACTGAGCATTGCCGGCCAAGAGGCATCTGGAGCTACCTTCAGAAACGCTGGAAGGCCAGGACTTTTACTCGAGGCTCCACGTGGTGCATTCCGCACTGCTAAGGAAGCGGCAGAGTTCATGGATCAGTTCAATAACGCCCACGAAGGGCTAGACAAGAGTGGCAAGACTGGCATGATCCGAGAGGGCATGAAAGCACAAGTATTGCCAAACGACACAAACACGAGTGGCTACGTTCTTCAACGTCAGTTCCAGCGTGAGTCAACCGCGATGATCTTCCTACTGGAGAGCGTCTTCGGAGACAACACTGGATCGACCTACAAGTCGGTGACGGAGCGTAACGCGGCTTATGTAACCAACTGCCTCGGCCGTTGGATCAACAAGATTGAAGATGAGCTTGGGAAGAAGTTACTGTCGTCAAGGCAGGAAGCTTCCAACAGCTTTAAGTATAAGATGGACACGAGTTGCTTATTCAGGCATGACAAGTTATCGATGGCACAGTACACCGCTAACCTGCGTCAGCAAATGATGATCAACGGCAACGAGGTTCGTGAGCTTCATGGCTTACCGCCTGTTCCTGAGTTGAATGACGACTACAACTTCAACGCTAAGGCACAGCAAGAGCAAATGGAAAAGCAGCACGAGCACGGCCTTGAGATGCAAGAGAAGCAGCACAAACAAGAGCAAGAATCTTCCGACAACGGGTCGGAGGAAAAGCAAGTTCCTGAATCACAAGACAGGACTGAAGAATGAAATTTGACAGTAACATAGAAGCTGGCACCATCACATTCCGTGGTGGTGTTGGTGAGTTTGAAGGTTACATTTCAGCGGACGAGTTTATTGCTGCCCTTGAGGAGCACACTGGCGACATCACTATCCACTTGGACAGTGCTGGCGGTAGCGTGACCGATGGGCTGAGCATCTACAACGCTATCCGAGGTTATGATAACGGTACTGTCTCGATCCACATTGACGCAATGTGTGCAAGTATCGCTACGGTCATTGCATGTGCGGCCACCGGAAAAGTGGTTATGAACAGCAATGGTAAGTACATGATACACAGAGCTTGGACGGCAGCGATGGGCAACTGTCGCGACTTCCGAAGCATGGCAGACATCATGGAGTTGATGGATCAAGACATAGCAGAAACATACCAAGCACGAGCCGGTGGAAGCACTGACGAGTGGTTGGCGATGATGGACGCCGAGACATGGATGGATGCGAAGAAAGCCTTAGAGTTGGGCTTGATCGACGAGATCCACGACGTTCGAGAGAAGAAGGTAAAGGCTGAGGCTACTCCCGAGGTTAAGGCTCATTTACCAATCGGCCAGATCATGGCAAAGATCTCAGCACTGTTGCTAGATCACGATGTTCGGCAGTAAGCCGATGCTTGGTGGGAGCCACGGTGGTAACCACTTATTCACTAACCCTCCTATTGGAGAACCCCTTGATGCGTAAGCCTCATGAGATTAAGGCTGAGTTGGCAGAAGTATCTGCTGAACTGCAAGCCCTTGCACAGCTTGAAACTGCTTCTCTTGAAGAAGTCCAAGCAGCAGACGTTAAAGTTGAAGAGTTAAAGGCAGAGCTTGAGCGAAGCCAAGAACTTGAAGACCTTAAGATTCGTATCCTTGCTGAAGCTGAAGAAGCCAAAGCAGCAGCACAACAACCATCCGTAGTAGCAGAAGCTATCCAACCCTCAGTAGAAGAAGAACCACAAATGAAGATTCCAGCAGTAGTCGCAACCAGCCGCAGCAAGTACTTCGCATCGGCTGAAGACGCATTCATCTCCGGCCAAGCTATCCGTGCTATGGCAGGCAACCGTCAAGCTCAGTCGTTCATGAACGACATGGCAACCAACGACAGCAACGGATCTGACAACACGATCCCTGCTCCCCTCAGCAACGCTTTGATCAACCTTCTCGAAGACTACGGTGTTGCTCGTCAGAAGTGTAAGCGAATTGTTATGTCGCAAAACACTTGGGACGTTCCTAAGCTCAACGGTCACGTGACGATCAACTACACCGGCGAAGCACAAAGTATCGCAGCATCCGACGTTTCGTTCGAGCAAGTCAACTTGGTCGCTAAGAAGATGACCGCTTTGACTAAGCTTTCCAGCGAAGTTACCGAAGACAGCATCATCAGCATGATGGACACCGTTGTGCAATCAATGGCATACCAGTTGGCAATCGAAGAGGACAAAAACTTGTTCCTCGGCGTTGCTGGTGGTCTTCTCGAAGATGCAGCTAGCGGATCTATCCAAGGCCACACCGGCGTTGCAGACACCAACGTTGCTGACGTTGCATCGATCGCACTTAGCGACTTGACCGCAGCTACCGTTTCCCTCGGCAACCCAGTTGTTGGAGCACGCAACGAGTGGTACATCAACCCAACTTTGTTCCACGGCAAAATTCGCGATTTGGCGAACGCTAGCGGTGGCAACACCATCAGCCACCTTGGTGACGCACTTCGTCCGACCTTGCTCGGCTACCCAGTTAACTTCGTCAACACACTTCCTGGAGCTTCCGCTTCAGCCGCTGGTAGCCTCTTGGCTGTCTTCGGTGACGTTAGCTTGGCTTGCTACTTCGGTGAGCGACGTGGTCTTAACTTCCGCACGCTGAACGAGCTATACGCAAACACAGATCAGGTGGGCATTCAGTGCACTCAGCGAGTGGCATTGAAGGTCGCTAATCCTGAGGTTCTGGCGAAAGTCACCATCACTGGCTAATCATGAAAGTGCGATTCAAAACAGCCCGTCTCGGATTTGAGGCGGGCTCTGTGGTCGAAGCAAACTCCTTTGATTCTGGTTTGCTTAAGACTTTGTTTGACTTTAACGTACTTGAAAAGGTAGAAGAAGATGGCGACAAACTGGACTCTAACGCGGGTGACGAGCCCGTCAAACCTTCCAGTAAGCCTAAGCGAAGTAAAAGATCACCTAAGGCTAAGTAGTTCGGACACGACTCATGACAACCACTTACAGTTGTTAATTGAAGCCGCTACTGAACGCTTAGAAGATGACATTGACAGGCAGATCATCAACGCCAATTACAGGCAGTCTCAACTCGTATGGAGTGAAGAAGACAACCTTGTAGGCTCGATCAAACTGTACAAGAGAGCGATCACGGACGTAGTGTCGGTACAATACTATGATGAGGACAACGTGTTACAAACACTTGACCCATCTAAGTATGAGTATGACGCAGGGAGAACAAGGGTATGGCTTGCCGCTGGTGAGCAATGGCCTTCACTATCAAGCGACAAGACTGGCAACAAGGTAGAGATAGTATTCACTGCTGGGTACGGTTCTGCCGACACTACTGTTCCAAGATCAATGAAAGCCGCAATCTTATTGTGTGTTGGTAAGTGGTTCTTCGATCCTGCACAGGAGGGAAGTGCACTACACTCACAAGAGGTTGCATATGAGCGTCTCGTAATGACTCTAATGAGGAGCACCTACCCGTAATGACTATTCGTAAACGAATTGGCATGAGAAGGCACAACGCAACTTTCTACTCCCACAATGGGAACGTTGATAGTTACGGTCAGCCTACTTATGACAACGACAATGATTGGGCAGTAGCCGTTAGCGGTTGGCCTTGCGAATTGATCACAACGGTTGGTGGTGAAGTCATCAGAGGCCGAATGACTAACGCTAAGTCAACTCACGTTGCCTATGGCGAGTTCTTCGGTGCTCAGGATGTAACACCAAAACATCGGTGCGTCATCAATGGAGTTAAGTATGGGATCACATGTGTGATCGACGCTGACGGTCTTCAGATGGAACGTAGGATTGAGTTAAGAGGTGAGAACGATGCCTAGTCTTATCCCTCAAGTAATCTCAAGCCTTAAGGCAGATTCAAATGTCACAGCACTTGTTGGCAATCGAATCTACGCTGACTTCCTACCAGAAGATTCGATCAAGCCTGCAATCTTTATGTATATCTCAAGTGAGGATGCTGAAGACTGCTTAGAAGGCATGGTTGACTTTGCTGACGCAAGGGTTCGTGTAGAGTGCGTAGGTACAACACGTGAATCCTCTGACGACGTATGCAACGCGGTTAGAACTGCTCTCAATGCTTTACTCGCAACTCATTACCCGAATACAAGTATTCAGGGTATTACTCAGGCTACTGGAAAGATCCACCTAGTGGATATACCAAACGACGGGACTGATCGATGGCAGTTTAGAACATCGCAGTCTTTCAATATTACTTACCACCCGTTTTAACTTTTAGGACAAAACCAAAATGGCAACTAACCTTAAAGGACGCACCGGCCAAGGCTGTGTCGTAACTTTAGCTGGATCACCATTTGCTGCATGTGTCCGCTCGATCACTCTCCCTAACTGGACTCAAGAGAAGATCGACATCACTTGCATCGAAGACAAGGGATACCAAAAATTCATCGCTGGTGACATCACAGACCCCGGCGAGTGCACCGTAACTATGTTGTGGGCACCCAACGATGATGTCGGGGACGACTCCGCCGATGGAGTTCCTGGAGATTTGATTGTTGGAAAAGCTGACGTGCTTACGATTACCTTCCCATCTTACACCGCTGATGTTGGTGGTGGTGGCGGTGGATCGCTTAGCGGAACTGGCTTCATCACTAGCCTTGACCTCCCAGACTTATCCGTCAACAGCTTACTCGAATACAGCTTCACTTTTGCATTCGATGGCTTCACCGGACCAGTTTGGACCGCAGGTTCTGCTGGATCATAATCATCGATAACTATCGATAACAAAACTTGGAGGGGCTCGCTGTGAGCCCCTCCTTTCTTTAACCTTAAGAGGAACTGACATGAAGGTGGAACTTCTTCCGCATCGCGGAATTAACATGGCGACTCGTAAAGAAGAAACGGTACCACAGTATCAAGTTGTACTTGATGGTACTCTCGTTGGATACAAGTCTTGGACATACGGCTCAAAGATCATTTTCATTACTAGGTTAACTCCAGAAGAGTTAGCTGAAGTGAAAGATCAAGTCGAGCACATCCTTGGCGAAACCGCTGGACACGTTAACGTGCCAGATGAAGAGGCAATCATTGCTAAATTCAAAGATCAATCAGAAGAAGAAGGAGACGTTGCAGATGACTTTAACTAAGGCAAGCTTATTAGCCGAAACCCCAAAGCCGGTTGCTATTGAGTGCGAAGGTAGAGGGACCATCCACGTCAAGCCTTTGACCGAGTTTCAACGCTCAAAGAGATTAGCTGATCTTTGGAATGACAAGGGTGGCAAGTCAGAGGACGCACGGCTTAAGCTACGCGTTCACATGATCATTGACCAGCTTTGTGACGAGAAAGGCAAGAACCTTTTCACTGAAGGTGATGCCAAGGATCTGCTCGCCCTAGAGGCAAGCAGTCTTGATTCATTGGTCGATGCTATCAGTGAGTATAACGACAACTATATGTCGGAAAAAAACGGCAAGGCAGAGTAGAGAGATTGAAGGAACACTTTGAGGCGAACCATCGCCTCAGGTGGGTCTTCAGGATATGCAAAGAACTGTGTATTGACGACCCAGTTCACTGGATGAACTCAGTAAGTCCTAGCGTAGTGGATCAGTGGATTGCTTTTGAATTACTTGAACGCGAGTCGGGATTACCGAAGCCAGAGGCGGCTTCACCCGAGGCAGCATTAGACAAGATACAATCAATGGGAATCTACAATGTCAAATAAGAGAATGGATGATCTAGGTGCTATCGTTCAACGAACCCTAGATCGTGAGATTAAGAGAATTACACACGACATCGAAGAAGATGTCATGGGTCATGTTGCCGGCGAAATGGAGATCGTCTTCCGTAGGGAGATGAGAATGTCTGGCGTGACCCGATCTGAAAAAACAGGCACCCACGACTTAAGATCCGAGAGTGAGAAAGAAGGATATCGTAAGTGGGGCGGCACTGTCTTAAACACAGGTAACCGAGTGGCTGCAAGCAGTGGAAACAATACTGTTGACGCATACGCCGGTGTACCTTCTGGACGTGATTACGTTGCAAGGTTCTTGGATCAAGGAACTGAAAAACGTATGGCATGGCACCATGAAAGAGAAACTGGTACTCGTCAAGAGCCACTGAATTTCCGAGAGAAGGCAGCCAAGACCATTGAGTCAATGGCAGAGGCGATGACCAAGAAGGGAATACTACATGCACTAACTCGAGTCAAACCAACAATCGTTAAAAGGGACTTAAGAAGCAATGGCTAGAAGAAAACAAATCATTAGGTACGGTATCAGCCTTGGTATCGATACCACCGATATGGCACGAGGTGCCAGAGAAGCCAACACTGTGACTCGTCGTCTTAACCGAGAGATGGGAAGGACCGAGGCAAAACTTAGACAGTACAAGCACGCACAGATGCAGTTGCGTCATGAGTTCAAAGCTGGCCTGATCAGCAAGGAATCATACCTTCGCCAGTTGAAGAGAGAAAGGCTGATCCGTGACAGGGCTAACGGTAGTCTCGACAGGTACCGACAGAAGGTTCGTCAAGAATCGCTTGCACAAAAACGGGCTGCTCAGGCTGAACGTGCCAGAGAAGTCCAGATGAGACGACTCAACGCACAGCGTGAGAAAGCCATTCGTCTTTCACAAATGGAACACGCCCGACGTATGCAGCAGTTCGGCGGTGCTGGTGCAGGTGCCCTAAGTGCGATGGGTTTCGGCGGTGCTGCCGCTGGTGCTGCTCGAATGGGTGGCAACGCGGGCGTCGAGTTGGGCGGACCACAAGCACTGGCTATTTTTGGTGGTGGACTCGGGCTTGTGGGTATGGCCGGCCAGATGGGTAAAGCCAACGAGAAGTTCAAGGAATTTGAATCAAGGCTCGTTGACCTAAAGGTTCTGTTCGGTAAGGTCAGGGGAGAGAATCTAGCCGAGGAGTTCAAAAAGCTCGCCGGCACAACCGCACTGACGACATCACAGTTGGCCGAGAACGCAAAGATCTGGGCAAGCTATGGCCTAACCTCAGAGAACATGACAGAACGCCTTGAGAGGCTCGGTACGGTCGCTGGAGGCAACTCAGAGAAGTTCAAGGCATTGACAGTCGCATTCGCTCAGGTGAACGCACAGGGCAAGCTGATGGGCCAAGAGAAGAACCAGTTGATCAATGCTGGATTCTCTCTGGGTGAAGTTGCTAAGGTCGCTGGCATCGAGATGAAAGACTTTGCCAAGGCTATGGAAGACGGGGCTATCTCCGCAGACCATGTGAACGAGGCTCTTGTTCGAATGACCGAAGAGGGCGGGCTGTTCTACGGGTTGCTCGAAGAGAAGGCTAAGACACTTGAAGGCCAAGCGATTATCACGGCCGCAAAGTGGGAAGAGATGTACGTAGCACAGGGCAGTAGAACCTCTGGGTTCTTCAAGTCCGTCACGCAAGTGTCTGGAGCACTTGCCGACCTGATCAAACACCAAACAGCTTGGGCAGACTCTACTGATGACGACCGTATCGGTATGCTATATGGCATCACCGGATCTCGAGTCAAAGGCGGAAAGCTATCTGGATCATACAGCATGACAGGCACCCAGCTTGGTGCCGGCGTTGGTACGATCAATACTGACGGTGCTAACCAAGGGATGGCTTATTCATTCCTAGACTACCTGATGCAGTTCGACGCATCCGCGAGAGGCGGAACAAGTAGCTACTACAAACGAGGACAAGGTGCTGCACTCGACCAAGCTATGCAACTAGCGTTGAGCGGCACTCTCTCTGGACTTGGAGGTCGGGCCGCACTTCAGGGCAACAACGATCCTGAGAAGGCCAAAGAGGACGCTAGGAAGAAGCGTGAGGCAGAACGTATCGCCAAGGAAAAGGCAGAGAGGCGTGAGTCACAAGATCTTCTATTAGAAGATGAACTTGCACAGTTTGATTTCCAAGACCCCAACCGTTCTGGATTTCAACAGCACACATACGATGCACGGAAGGCAGAGTTCGATAAGATGCTCGCAGACAAGAAGTTGTCGGCCGAAGGGCACCTTAAGCTCATCCAGAAGATGAACGCTCACTTCGATGTGTACAAGCAGAACGATGCTAAGCGTGAGATGGAACGCAAGGCTGAGGAGGCCGAGAAGGCGTCGTCACAGCGTGCGGAGAAAATGAGCAGTATCATGGGAATGATCGGCGACCAAGGCAAGTACGCTGGAAGCGGGATGTCTCGTGCTGCTATCGCATTGTTTGAAGCTAGAGACAGAAACCAGAAGAAGATCCAAGACTCCAAGCCTCGTGCTGGTGGTCAGTCTGGTGGAATCGCTGGCGGTGGTGCTGAGTACGCTATGCTGGCCGAGAGGCAGGCAAGGATTGACGAAGCTAAGGAAGTGCGTAAGCACGAAGCGTGGGTTAAGCGAAAGACTGAGGAGAACAATGCTCTGCTCAGGAAACAGCTTACAGAACTTAAGAAGAATAACAGATTACTCGAAGACGAAGATAAGAGTGGAGCAGTATAATGCCTATTGCGTATGAAGTTAAAAAGATGCGTTCGTCCAACGCTGACGTGCAGCTTTCTGTACAGAACGGCAACAAGAAAGTCGTAAGGACAATGGAAGAAGAGTGGACTGTGCTCCTAGACTACAGGACTATTGACGCCGATGTTCCAGACCCTGTTGTCGTTACCAAGTTTGCGGGCGTCCCAAAGGTTGGTGGCTGGTCTTACTTTGATCAGGTCAACAATATCTTCTATCCAAACTTTACTTGCAGGTCAGTGTCTTGCGAGAGGGATACACAGAACGCATTCCTCTATAGACTGTCAGTATCATACTCAGATGAATCTGATGACGACTCTGGACAGGGTGCACAACCTGACCCAGAGAATTACAACCCGACAATCAACTGGTCACTCGAGTCAAAGGGAGTCACCTGCTATACGGACAACACTGGAAACAAGAACATCAAGTTGCCTACCGGTAACTTCTATGATGGGCTGTCTCCAGTTCGTGAGGTGCCGATCTTCATTGCAACCATCGAGCAGATCGACAACTTCTTAAGCTTGCCACTGCTTGAGGCGAGGTATAAGAAAGTCAACAGCACGACATGGAATGGCTTCCAGCCTGAGTCATGTATCATTGACAACATCTCTTACGAACTTGCAGAGATCCCTGTTGACGTTGGCGGTGGCAACATTGCATACAACAACGCGTACAAAGTTAAGTACACAATCAAGTGCATGAACCATACGATACCAAGCCTGACAGACGAAGGGACTATCGAGGAACTGCAAGCCAAGTGGGGATACGACTTGATCCGAATGGATGACTTCTATTTGTCAAACAAGAGTGGGACGCTCAAGAGGTACCCAATCTCTGGCGACGAGAAGTCCGGCTATCTGGCTAGTTGGTACCTCAAAGAAAATGGTGGCTTGCATGAGTACGACAAGCAAACAGGTACGCCACCTATTGACCAGTTTGTTGTACAACCAAAGATTGACTTCAACTCCTTCATAAGGGTTTAGTAATGTATAGCTTTAGAGATAAGAAGGTCGCCCAAGACTTGGCGGCCTTCTCTGTGGACAGGCACATGCTTAAGCCCACGAACAAGATTAAGAAGCGAAGGCTCACAGAAGAGAATACACGTATCGTTCGGGTTGGATTCTCTAGCTACGACTGGTCAGACAACGGCAAGGTCGCTGCTGGCATCGGGGAAGGCGATGACTATGAGGGCGGATCTGGTTTAGATGACTTTACAAGTGCCGAGTATTACGGCAAGTATCTAATGGACCACTTCTGGTGCTACGAGCTTATCTTCGCAAATGAAGATGACACAGCAACAACCCCAGAGGGAGATACCGACCACCTGAAGACATCTCTGGCAATCACTACCGATTACGGAGTTACCAACCCGACTTCCCACGAGACAAGCGGGAACCTTGGGAACAGGGCTAAGTTCATTGCACACAACTGTGGTGTGGTGCCTCTCTATTCAGGGATGATCGTTCAGGTTCACAATATTGGCGGGCACTGGATCTATAACGGTCATCATCAAATCATGGCTGAAGTTTCAACCGACACTATATCAACTAAGACTTGGGGCAACGTTACCCCACACCCTTACGGTATTGATGAGTCGGCAGGCTCGACCAGTTTCGACTTTGACTCGCCGCAGCAGTCGGCAACAGCCGGCAAGACAATCAAAGCGTACAACCCTTGGAGCGACGATGTTCCAGCCAATGCGGTCTGTATGCTTGGTGATGTTGGCGGACGATTAACTATTATGGGATGGGAGTGTTAGATATGGCTATGATAGGATGTTGCGGCTGTGGTTGTGTTAAGGCAATCGATGTGATGAAGGCTGACCTCACTTGGTCAACGGACCCAAAGGTGACAGTTCTGTCCGACCCTGATAACATCTTCAGCCTTAACTACATTCCTGCCGGCAAGTCAATAACTTTCAACGTTGAGATTGGTTGTAGTAACTTCTGCTTTGACGGTAGAGTTGCCGCACCATCGCAAACTGAAGCGGAGGAGCATTCGGTTAAGGTTGGTACGTATCTTCAGTACAAGCACGACATCGATTACTTTGTTCACCCAGAGGCTGCCAGTGGCCAAGTTGGGACTGGATCTACAGTCTACGCTGGCTACAAAACAGCCCACTTGTTTATCGGCAATAACGCTCCGTCTAGGACCGAGGTAAGGTTCAGGTTGTCAGAGCTTGACGGTCAAGGCAGCATGTTTGCTATGTCTGGATTCAAAGACTCTACATACATGAGCCTGACAAGCCAAAATCAAGATGACAACTATGAGTCAGCCGACAGCGGCACGGTCAAGAAACCTTGGGCGTGGAGCGACAACTGTTTGGCGATCCCATCTGTTGAGGCCGGCTCAAGGTTTGTTCCCATTACATTCACTGCTGGCCCAAACTCAGACTTCTATGTCAAGAGGTCTATTATGTACGCTGGCGGCAGGGCTGCCTTCAGGACAAGCAACACGCCAGACGATGAAATGTGTCTTGTCCATGACCCTCCCTCGTCTTCTGACTATGCTAGGACAGTATCAAGCAGTGCCACGACTACTATCTACGACAGTGACCCAGACACGCTTGACCCTGTAACAATCGACCTGTCTTTGGACATTGACGATACACAAAGGGCCGGCGGAAACTGGACCTTGATATACGATCGTCTTGCACCGTTCAGGACTGGCCAGCTTACAAACAAGCAGACATGGCCCAGACTGTTCAATGAGGACAACAACGTTAACTGGAATCTGATAGTCAAGGAAGCAGACGATGGAGTGCTAGATGCTACTGGTGCACAACAAACTGCACTGGATAACATGAAGACCCTGTGTGCAGACCTTAGAACTTGGGATCACAGTACTCAGTGTCCTGACCCATCACCTTACTGGTACAAGGAGCCAACGTACACTTCAACTTGGACAATAGCATACGCCAATGCTGGAGGCACTGGCATTGTCGAAGAATACGGTGACGCTGAGTTGTCTCAAACTGGCACCTTCACTGTCTATGAACGACCGTTCCACAGAGGTGCGTATGATGTGTATGTACCATCTTTGATCCCTTGTCGATACATCGACAATGGTACTGACAAAGTTTGGTCACTGGATGTTAGTTACTTTAAGAATTGGTCAATGAATGGCACTGCAAAGTACGATAGCTCCTTGAATGCAAACAAGGACTACACGACTTTCGTGCAGACCATTAACAACTTTGTCCGTGTTAGGGATGACCACTTGGTGACACAGAACTCTCTTTACTGTCCTGTGTTTTCTTACCCACACGTAACTGACAACACTGACGCATCGCCTTGCATTTACGACATGTATAGAGACAGGCAGTACATTGCAAAGAACACTACAACGAATGTCACGAAGGAACTCTACGGGTGTGATGTTACTCTATCGTTCAAGAGGCTCGAGTCATACAACGACTTGGGTGTTGCTGATGAGAACGTAACGACCACAACCGGCGGGTTTGATTCTACTAATGTTCAAGGCATCAGGGCGGACGGTGTGATCCACTGGCCTTGGTACGATGTCTCATTAAATACGCCAATGACTAGGCCGTGGGCTGATTACTACTATGACACAACTGGCCCTCTATTCTGGAACCAAGCTGTCATTAAGGATGGCACCTTTGAAGTAGTCAGGGCACGGATCAATGGAACAGTGTATGAAGACTACGACATCTGTGAGTTCTTTGATGGCGATGTTTCTGACTCAAGGTATGACAACTTCATAGCGATCTTCAAGCAATACTTCGGTACTCCACCTTCAGGTAGCAATGGATGGTCGCATAACAACCATTACTATTCTGCAAGGAATATCGTGACGATGACAAAGGACGGTGACTCGTCTGGGTTCAAGCTTGGCATAGGCCATGACAGCAACCTAGATCCTACGTCGGCCAAGTTTAATAAGTTCTTGGGTGCAATCCTTTCTGATGGGACGATCGTTCGGTTTAGCCTTACACCATACAACGACCTTAGGTACTACAAGTACGTTAAGAAGTATGGGTCGAAGACTATCGAGTTCCCTTACATCGACGGTGGTGATCCAGATGATTACATCCTAGCGAAAGTGAGGCACTAATGAAGATTGGATCAGAGTTGGCTAAGCTCATACCAGACTGGGCCGTCAAGGACAAGGCGGGATGCGACTGCAAGTCGTGGGTCCGCAAGATGAATAACTGGGGAGAGTTTGGTGTAAAGATGAACCGAGAGGCGATCATCACCAGACTCGTCTCACAACGCCAGAGGCTCATACCCCTCCTGCGGGTGGTTCCAGAGCCCCTCGTTAGAATAGCTGCTGGTAAGTTACTGGATCAAGCTATTGAAAATGCTAGGAAGGCTTAAAGAGTTTTACTCGTTACGCCGATAGACTAAGGCTGTGCTAATATGTGTGAATGTTCCACCTCACCATGTTGGTGCGGCCTTTTTTTATTCCTCGACAGGAGAACAACATGCTTGACGGCATTTGTATTGGCGAGATCGAATTGCCAATGAAACTGAAGAACAACAACCAAGGCCAAGGTCGGCATTGGTCAGGGAGCCACAAAGAACGCTCTGTGGCCTCTCAGGCAGTCGCTGTGTCCCGCGTGTGGACGCCTGCGACTGAAGCGTCAAGGACGTGGCAGAGCCTCTCAGATTGGACGAGAGAGCGTCACTTAGGAGTCAACGAGAAGCTCGGCCTTGTTGTCTGGCGAATCCTTGGCAAGAGGGAACGGCTGTGGGATGCTGACTCAGTGCTCCGTGGCAATTACAAGCAAATCCAAGATGCCTTGATTGAGGCAGGACTTGCTGAGGACGACTCACCCAAATACATCGAGTGGGTGCTAGGTCGCCAAGATGATTCTATCCGCGAGCAAGGCCCGAAGGTCTTGATCGAGGTTTACCGTGTACCATTCAATTCCGCTTTCAATGAGAGAACCCAAGATGCCTAAGAAGAAAACCGTATTGGTCATTGGCGATACCCACTGTCCCTGCATGGTTGACGGCTACGTCGATTTTTTGCGAGACACTTACAACCGCTGGAACTGCAACAAGGTCGTCCACATCGGCGACTTGGTAGACAATGCCGCACTCTCATTCCATATTAAAAAGCCACAGTTGAAAGACCCACTGGCTGAATACGAGAAGGCAATGAAGCAGGTCAAGCTATTGACTAAGGCGTTCCCGAGTGCAGAGTTACTCATAGGTAACCATGATGCCCTTCCATATCGCTGGTGCGATGAGGTAGGAATCCCTGAGTCGATGATGAGAGACTTCGGATCTATCTTTGGACTTCCTAAGCGATGGAAGGTTCACCAGAGGTTCGACCAGTTGTTGATTGACGACGTGATCTACCAGCACGGCGACAGGGGCAAGTCCTCCGCGATCCTGAACGCCAAGGCTGAGTTCAAGTCGGTCGTTCAAGGTCATCACCACAGCAAGGCTAGTGTTGACTTCTATTGCAACTTATCTACCCGCATCTTCGGTGCTCAGGTGGGTTGCGGAACTGACTGGAAACACGCCCAGATGGAATACGGGAAGAAGTTCAGCCAGAAGCCCGTTGTGTCCTGTGGCGTCGTCATTGAAGGCCGCACAGCAGTGGTGGAGCCAATGAAGCTATGAGCCTATTCGATCTAATCTCGGGCCTGCTGGAGCCGTTCTTTGCACTCGTGCCAAGGATAGCCCACAGGCCACAGACCAATGAGTGGCTGGTGGTTGATAGGTGGTTCGGCCATACCAAGCAGACCGTTAATCCGGTGATCTACATTCCGGCACTCACGCACGTTGAGTACCTGCCGAAGAATGAGATCCCGATCGACTGCGGACTGCAACGCGTGACGACCGCTGACGACCTCTCTGTGGCCGTCAATGCAACGGCGGTCATTCGAGTCATAGATCCCGTCCTCTGCCGTGAGAAGGCGGCTGAGGGCTTCGAGGAGCTTTCCAGCATATACATCCGAGGTGTTGTCTGCGATCTGATCAGCGGGCACAACTGGAGCTATCTTGGGGAGTTGCTCGAGAAGGATCTGTACTTCGATGAGATACACGCCGAGCTAGACTACTACGGCATCGAACTGGTGGCCTTCCAAGTTGAAGACCTCCAGCAAGTCATTCCACTCAGTCTTTTACAGTGAATTTGAGCCCAGAAGAAATTCTGGGCTTTTTTTATGGAATTAGGTATTTTGTTTTTGACATGGTGGCCGACATCTGTATAATGAAGGCATCGAGGGACGGTCGCTGCTAAACGACGCCAATCAAATATCTGGGGGTGGCGTCCTCAGCAGGATGGGCAGCACTGTAAGAAAGAGCACGAACAGGATAAACGGACTGAGCCAACGCTAGACACGGCTCGACTCGCTTCCTTCCCAATGGG